TCTCTGATGTATCAGGTTCTGGCAACCATTTTAGGTTAGCCGAAACTGTAAAGATAGAGTCTGCCGTGAACAGAACCTGCGGGAACTGATACCGGACTGCATTGACGGAAACCGAAGACTGCGCGCTGATTAAGACCGACTGGTTGACCACCACGCTGGTGCTAACCGTCATCTCAGCCCAAGCGTCAATCTCAATAAAGACCAGCGGCACCCGGATGGCGCTCACCGTCATTGCGCTCACATCGGTGGCCGCAAAAGAGCCAATCGCGTAGCGCAGCGCCGATGCGCTCATTGCGGATGTGCTGGCCGACGTAAAGGCTCCTATCGCATACCGCAGAGCAGAGACGCTACAGGTCGAGGACGCAGATACAGTCGCAGCGGCCACGGCCAGGCGCTGCGCCGAGGCCGACATTGAGGATGATGCGGAGACGGAGAAAGACGCGCTCTTGACGACATTGGCCGAGGCGGCCATCGTCGAGGCAGATGCAGCCGTGAATGCCCCAATGGCATACCGCACCGCCGAAAAAGAAGCCGCCGAGGTGGCGGCCATTGTGACGGCGGCGAGGCTTACGCCATAGGAATAATTGCCCTGCCCATACGGGCCACCGCCGTAAGCTGCCATGACATTACGTCAAAGTGACGTCCAGATCGCCAGCAGGAATCCGCAGCACATCACCATCATTGATGGTGCGCGAAGTGCTAAGAGCAGCCCAAGCCAGCATATTGCCGCCAGTTGAGGCATCGAATATCGCAGCCCAGCCAATCGTGCCCCAGTTACCGCCAGAAGCCGCAGGAAACTCGATCGCAGCCGAGTTCGTGGCATTGGTGGGCGAGGTGCCAGAGACCGTGATCGTACCGGTAGCGGTACGGGCATAGCCGTTGCCAGACACCTCGGTGCCGCCGCCAGTGTCAGACGGGGCTGCGGTGAACAGGCCAACATACCAAGCCGTCGGCCTGGTCGCGCTGCCCGTGGTCAAAAGCCAAGTGAGAACCAGGTTCTCGGTGTAGTCGGTGAACGATGACATTTAAAACACTCCTTTATCCGAAAGTCCTGGCCCGCATCAAAATAGAACCACCAGAAGTCGCGCCGCGATCATCGGCAACCTGCAACTCCTCCAGCCCCCGTGTATACATCGTTGCCCAGATGGTAATGCGATCATCATCCTTCAGATACGGGGCTGCCTGCATCAGCGCCCCGTAAAGATATACGTCAGGTGCTTGCGTCAAAAGCCAGTTTGTTGCATTGGTACTTGATAGCTTGCTCAATTTCGCGTAATAGGTCAGCTCTGCCGTGTAGGTGCTATCAGGCACCGGCAACACGCGAATCTGACCACCCACAATGCCGAAATACAAAGGCTTTCCATTAGCCAGATACATCGTGCCCTTCATGGAGTCCAAGGCATCCACCGACTCGAACTGCAAAGGCGTCACCGGGTTCGTGTTGAGCTTGATCGACTTGGTTTCCAAGAAGTCAGCAGGAACCGCGCTGTATTCAGAGTCAATCGAAGCCGTGGCGCGCACAATCATCTGACGGGTGCGCAGCGTCCTCTCAATCTGCGCCTCGGCCAGAGAGATGAAGTCAGGCACCACCGCCGTCAGATCGGTACGGTTCAGCCAATCCGCGACGGACGATTTCAGCTCGTTGTAAGTGGTAAGGGCCATTACGTTTCCCTCGCTTTTTCCAGATCCTTGATCGCCCAGGTGTGATCGTGCTTAAACTCGAACATCCCAATATGACCGATCTCTTTCGAGACATCGTGGTCAATCCAGATTTTAAAGCCAGCCTCGCGTGCTTTTCTACAAAAGAACACATCTTCGCCGATATAGCCACGCTTGTCATGCCGCCAAGGCGTCTCGTACCACGGCTCGCTCAGAGCCTTGAAGACTCCAGCCTTAATCATCATCACGCCCATGCCGACTGAGCCAACTTCTTGCAGGCCGGTGCTCTCTGGCATCGTCCAGACCAGCTCCCGATCACCGTTTTCCTTGTAAATCTGAGCCGTCGGCCCAGTAGGCATACGCCTGCGGGCGCAGTTCGTCGCCACGATGTCCAGGTCATGCTTGAGCAGCCGCGAGATCATGTCCTGCGGGAAGCGCATATCCGAGTCAATGAACAGGACGTGAGAGCAACCCTCGCGCATTGCATCGAGCGACAGCTCAGCGCGCTGGTTGGCAATCAGCGTACCCTCGCTGATCTTGAGCGATACAGCATCGTTCGTGTTGAGGGTGTGAAAGCAGACCAGATTAACCAGGTCATAGGTGAACATGGTGTGCACCATGTCACGCGCCGGCGTGCAGACCGCGATGTAGTTGGTCTTCATACCTTGCCGGGCCTTGTCCTAAAAAACTGGTTGGTCGGATCGTTTAACCAGCGTTTCATGTACGCCTCATCGTCCAGTTTGCCTTCAGCCTTCATCTGGTAATACAGACTCAGCGGAATAGACGCCACACGAGACCATTCGCCCCAGCGTGCGCGTTCATCCACCTGATTAAATTCGTCCTTGTTCTCCTCGATGATCGCAGTCACATCCTGCTGCGTCTGGATGGTCGCCTCATCCTTCTCATCGTCATAGTGCCATGTGCGGGTGATCCCGAGTTCCGGGTTAACGTCAAAGAGTTTTTTGTCTGTCATTGTTAAAAAGGGACCGGGTTTCCCCGATCCCTTCCGTTGCTTCGATTAGGAAGTAACCAGGTCTGCTGCCAGACCGTGAGCGTTCTCAGCCAGAATCTTCAAGCCCCACTCGACGATCAGCATACGCTTCTCAGCGTCGCCGGTCTTAGCGAGTTCAACCTGCTGATACGGACGCAGAACAACCATCTTCGCGTAATCCGGGTCCAGAACCCATGCATCACGCTCGCGCTGGAAGCGGTTGGGGACCACTTGCACGTTGCCGAAGTCCGACACATAGATGTCAGCCGCACCGATGATGGTGGCAGGACGCGCACCGCCGTCGATGTTGAACCGCGAAGAGGCGATGCCGGCGAAGCCAGAAACGCGCTGCTTGTTGATCGGGCCGGTCATCAGAATCTTCGGAGTGCCACCCTGAGTCCACACCTTCTGAATCACGTTCTTCAGGATGGTCTCAGTGAAGGTACGCACGGTCCCGTCAGTACGACCCAGCGTAGGCAGGGTGGTATAGGTGGGGTTGCCGCCGTTGGTGGTGTCGTAGTCGACATTAGTCTTCACGAAAGCGCCAAGAGAAGCAGACGTGCGAGCTGCGGTGGTGCTGCCGCTGGTGGTGCCAGCGTTGTTCAGCATCGCAAACTCTTGGTCGCGCTTTAGCTCGCTGCTACGTTTCGCGATTTGGTAACTTACCTCACTGCGCCTGCCTGCCTTGTTCACCACCTCTTCGGTGTTGGACAAAACGATGGTCTTGCGCGAGATCTGTGCATAGTTTTGCAGACGAACGGTGGCGGTAACAGCGTCAAACGAAGTTACGTCATCACCCTCAAGCTGTGCATTGGCATCTATGTTGGACAAGGCTCGTTAGACCTTGCCTCCCTTTCGGGACTGTATGTTTCCATACAGATCAGACTATATCTTCACCCTCTTTCGAGGGGCCAGGTGCTTCGGATCACTTGATCCTACGATCTTTCGATCTAGTCGTTGAACCTTCCTCTTTCGAGGCTCGGCTGCTGATTGCCCTCGGCTGCTTATCCGTTAGGGGTTCCCAGCAATTCTCCTGGTATCAATTGCAAATTACTTTGCAACGGCCCTCAAATTAAGGCAGCGGCAGCCAGAACGTCAGTCTGCCACTCGTACAGAGTGTTAGTGACGTTCTCTTTGCCGATGTTCGACATAAACGGAGTTTCCTCCGGCGAGATGTTGGTGATGATGTTGCTCAGATCCTCACGAATACCCTTTGCAGAGTAGGTCGTGAAGGTATTGGTCACGATAGCCATGATTTACCTCATTTCAAAAGAAGTTCAATTGCGGAAGCCGCATCTTCGACGCGGCCAGTTTTGGCAAGACGCTGTTTTGCTCGAACGCTATCGCTCATCTGTGAAACCCTTCCTGCTGCTCCAGGCTTGGCAGGTTTAGGCCCGTTGTTTGTTACGGGTTTGATGCCCTGGCGTTTAGCCTGCATCTGGTCATAGAGCGCCGCTTTACGCAGCGCCAAAACCACCCGGTGGTCGTAAATGTTGCCAAGCTCTTGAGGTGTAAATCCCATCTTCTGTCCGAACTCGACCAGCATGGCTTTCTCGGCCTTGGCCTTGGCCGGGTCTTTCCATGACGGAATTGCTTCGATCAATGCCTGCGCCTCTTTCGCCTTGACGGCTTGGAATTGCTGCATCTGCTCCTGCTGCGCGATCTCGGTAAGGCGCTGCTGTTCGGCCTGAATAGCAGCAGCTTTCTCCTTGTTTTCGCGCATCACCTCGCGCTGCCGTACATACTCGATGGGGTCTTCACGATAAAGACGATCCCAATCAATCTGCGGCTCGGCAGCAGCCTTCACTTGCTCACTTAACGCACCCAACAACTGAGCATATTGCTCTCGCTCGGCCCGGACCGCTTGCAGTTCAGTCTCGGCAGCTTTACGCGCCTCCGCTACCTGCTGCGTCTTCCGGGTGTAATCCTGAGTCCTCGAATAGCCCTTTTGGAGTTCGTCCAAGGTCACCTCGATTTCCTTACCGTCCACTTTGACGGTGAAAACCTGGGGCTTGTCTTCTTCCTGGGTGTCTTCTTCTAACTCGGATTGTTCATCCTCAGATTCCTCGCCGGATGCGTCTTCAGTATCCAGAGAGTCCTCAGCGGATGCCGCAGTCTCTTCCTCTTCAGGTAGAGACTCTTGCGTCTCGCCGCCGTCCTGTTGTCCTTCTTCAGGCAGTATGGCTGCGAGTGCTTGGACCGCTTGGTCCATATTCATAGGGCCAGATGGCGCACTTGCCTGGGGCGTCGGTGCATTCATTGGTCAAATTCCTTTATTTGTTTTGAACACGCTCGATGGCGCGCTGCGCCACCTTGCCGTTATCGATCACCTTTGTCAACTCAGTCTTGAGATTCTCAATAGCCTTGAGCATCGCCCAGCACTGCTCGCGCTTGGCTGTCTCATCGGCCCTTGTTGACTTGAATATCCAAAGCTGATCGTTCTCCAGTTTCGTAAGCGCAGTAACCAGAGTCTCGTCCTCCAGTACCTGCTGCGCCTTTTTACCCTTTCTTACCGCTTCCTCATCTGTCATTGCGCCATTCCATTAAGGTTGATGGGTACAGGAACAACCTGGGGTTGTGCCTGCGCTGCCTGCACAGCAGATTGCACAAGTGCTGTCTGCTGTCGCATTGCCTCACGGTCCATATTCTGCGCAGCCATCAATTCGGCATTGCTGATCTGGGTGCCGTACTTTAACTCCAACTCATATTTTTTCAAGAGGTAATCCTGCGCCAACTGGTCGCGCCGGTAATCATCGTCTCGCATCATCTGCTCGCGCTTCAATTCCAGCTCTGCCGCCTTCTTCTGGATGTCGGCCTGAATCGACTCGGCCTGCACACTAGCCAGCACCTCCTCGGGCGTCGGCTTAGGCGGGGTCTGCGGCACCTGGAAGTCAGCCGGCACCATCTGGAAATACTGCGAGGCGTCTTTGAAACCGGACAGCTCGACCACCTTCTGCAAGGTCCGCGAATACATCTGCGGGGTCACCAGCGGATTGCTCAATCCCAATTGACCCATGATCTGCTCTTGCTTCTGCAATACCATCATCATCGCTTGCAGGCGCTCATTGGTATCGCCATTACCCAGGCCAATGTTGACCGTCACGTCCATCGCGGCATCCCAGCCGCGAGGATCAATGGCAACCCACTGATTACGCAGCCGCACCATGCGAGGCTTGTCCTGGTGCGTGGTCAGTAGGAACAGAATGCCCTTAAAGAGCTTCTTCATGCCCTCGGCCATGATCCGAGCAGTCAGCTCAAGCCGACTCTGAGAGGCGCTGATCGTTGCCGCCACCGCCGCCTTGGTCGAGGACTGTAATGCATCTGCATTCAGGCCCATCGCGGCCTTGCTCATGCCGGTGCGGTCCTCCTTCAACTGGTCCAGATACTCCATCATCGAGTACCCAGCCTGGCCGACAAATGGCTGCGCCAGAGGCTGCACCATGCCCGGTGCGCGCATCCGAATCACCGCGCCTGTTTCGTTGTTCAGCACATCGTCGATATTGACCTGCCCCTCGACAATCGCAGTCCTCGGGTGGATCGACTGCGCCAAGGAGTCCAGCGTATTACGCAGAACCTGCGACTTGATCTCCTGGATGTCGTGCGTGATGTCGAACACGCTCATCGCCTCAATGGGAGAGGTGTGCGGCTCAGGATCAAACGGGAAGTCCACAAACGGGATATACGATGCCGGCAGGTTGCGCACCATCTTGTACCCGCCGCCCATGCAGCAGATCTTCCGCAGCTCGGGCAAGCCATCGCCGTCATAGTCAACTCTCAGATACGCCTCGACGTACAAGAGACGCCGCTGCATCGGGTTCATTGAGTCATTGGCACCCAGGCCCGTAGACAAGGGCTGGCGGGCTAGGTACTCGTCGTTAGTCTCCAAATCTGTCGAGGAGAGATTAGGCTCAATCTCGTCCATCTCGTAACCCATCTCCAGCAGCTCGCCAACCGTGAGCATCTGGCGGTGGGCAATGATGCCAGCCTCCTCGAAGGACCGCGCCTTGCGGTCAATAATCAGCTCCTCCGGCGGCACGGCCATGATGCGGATGCGGCCATCGCGGATAACCCGCTTGATCTGCACATCGTGCAGCATCGGCAG